GTATGGATCTTCTATGTAGTATCAGCACTTGCTCAGTAGTAAAACCTAAAATAAAGTAATATGGACATCAACAAACTAAAAGGACACATCCCTGATTCTGTTATCGCACAGTTACCGGACACAATCGCAAAATTTGAATTAAACACCCCACTTCGCTTAGCTCACTTCCTTGCCCAAGCAGGACATGTGAGTGGAGGCTTCAAAGCTGTAAATGAGAATCTAAACTACGGCGCCAAGGGTTTATTAGGAATCTTCAAGAAGTATTTCCCAACCCCAGAGAAGGCTGCTTTGTATGAGCGTAAGCCAGAAAAGATTGCTAACCTAGTCTACGGTGGTAGAATGGGTAACGGACCTGAGGCATCGGGTGAAGGTTGGAAGTTCAGAGGCCGTGGCTATATCCAACTAACAGGTAAAGATAACTACAAAGCATTTGATGCTGTAGTAGCTGAATCCATTCTAGACAATCCTGATCTAGTAGCAACTAAGTACCCGTTGCTATCTGCTGCTTGGTTCTTTCACAAGAACGGACTACACAAGATCGCTGACGGTGGCGCTACCGACGCTGTGGTAACATCAGTAACAAAAAGAGTGAATGGCGGTACTATTGGATTACCAGATCGCATAAAGCACTTCAAAGAGTACTACAATCTATTGAAATAATACAACAACACCACAAATAAATGGGAGCTCACCGTAGCTCCTTTTTTTATTGACTATAAGTTAACACGTACGGTAGATTTGATTAAACAGATGAGCTCGGGTGCAGTTCTGGGTCTGGTTTAACATCCCTTCTATAGTATCTGCCTGCTATGGTATCATTATAAGAGTCAACGTGAAGCACTCGAAGCTTGTGTTGCCACGCCTCTTCGTAGTAAGTGCACTGTTTCTTGTTGAAGCAGAATTCGAGAATTTCCCTGTGGAAGTGTTGTATGCCTATCAGCTTTATGTCCTCTTGTAAAGCCTTGTTGCTACCGTTGTAGTCGATCCAATTGCTTTCTTTCTTTTCCTTCTTTTTCTTCGGAACCCTGCCAGGTTTATCCCAATTTTCCGTTTCTCTTTTAGTAAGCTTTTTTGTGAGAGTGTTGTGAAGCGTCTTTTTGCCGATGTAGAACTTACTGTTCGTGGTGTTTGTGATCATGTATACGAAACCAACGCATCCTTCTGGGAACTCAGAGATACTAGAGATCTCTTGCCCTTCATACAACCAATTTGACATAGACTTTGTTTATTATAAATATGTTTAACTATCCCAACGCACTATAAACGTAATGTCTGTGTTGCTAGGTATGGGATAGGGCGTAGACAGTTTACCAACCAATAATAGCTGATCAGCATCGTTGTAAAGACCTACTGTTGTTGCGTAAGGTCTGAAGTCCGATCCTGTTACAAGGTCTTCGTATTGACCGAAGGAACCAGACTTTATGGCGCTTGGATTGAGCGTGTAATTGAACTCGTTTTCGTTTATCCTACAACGCACAGAGTTCTCGTATATAGTACTCTCGGCAGCGAAGGACATGGTAAAACTATTTGGATTAGCTGGTGTGATTGGCATATATTATAAATATGCGTTTTTAGTTATGCTATCTGAGTTACTGTTAATACTATTGACGGTGTTGCTGGAAATCCGCTTCCTGCAGCACTGTACGGAAATGAAGTGTTTGCTGTACTAGTGTGATACCATAATTCAACATACTCTCCTGCAGTAAAAGGATAGGCAAAGTTATAACTTATTGATGTTTGGCTGTTATTTTCCAATTGTATCTGCGCGCTAGAATTATCTATATTAGATCCTGTTTTCTTAAACCATAGGTGTAGAGCGGGCGTTCCAACTCCTTGGTTTGCGATTGCTGTGTAGTGTAGGCTATATAGTCCAGTATTTTGAAACGTAACTCTACTACTACTAACCACAGTTACACCATCTGTAAAATATGTTAAAGGCAGTGTAAACGACGCTGATACGTTTGCGGTTGCTAATACTGATGCTGTGTTGGCAAATTGAGCATAGTTGAATAGTTTGTTGCCCCATCTTGTAAATGAAGAACCGCTCACTACATTAATGTTCCCTACTACGTTCAATGAACCGGTAACCGTTGAATTTCCAGTTAATGACTGGTCACCGTTTATAAAGGATGATCCAGTAAAGTATTGCGATCCTGTAACAGTAAATGTTGTGTTTGAAAATACAGATGTACCCTGTACGTTAAAGTTACCCAAGATAGAAGTAGAACCGGTTACTGTGAACTGACTGTTATTGAAAGTAGATGAACCGCTTACTCTAATACTACCGCTCATTATTGTATTTCCGGTAATGGTATTACTTCCACTTAATGTGTGATTACCATAAAACGCTGAGATGCCATAGAATGTTTGTGATCCGCTTATGCCCACACTACCGCTTAGTACGGTGTTGCCTATTAATGTATTGTTGCCTGTTTGTGTAGTAGACCCTGTTACGTTAACAGAGCCTGTTATGATATGTGTATTGCTAATGTTAGTTCCTAGTGATACTCCATCTCTTACAAGGAAGCTACCGGTTACGGTTAGTACGTGATATCTATTATTTGCTAGTGTTGTAGCTATGCTAATGAGAGTATCTTGTTCAGTTGCGTTATTTGTTATAACAGTGTGATAAGGAAAAATCCCGTTACCCGCGTCTTGTTGAAGGTTGTTTCTAACTAATTTTATAGCTCCTGCCCAATATGTAAAATTAGAAGGATTTAATACTCTGTGTCCTAGATTTTGATTTGATGCATAGTACGCAACACCTCCGGCTGTACTAAGGGTACCTCCGTTCGGACTTGCCCACCAAGCTGGAGACGCACTCTGAGTTGCATTAGCATTTATAGGTTTTAGTGGTATTGTTCCGTAGAAACCACTATACGGTTCAAAGAATTGTGCGTATCCAGCAGCCAAGAATGATTTTCCTGTAGCCGTATCTACGTCTATTGACCCTGTTACTATTACGCTACCCGAAACTCTAGCAGATCCTGTGTACGGAAATGCAGAACCGAGAGGTGAACCATTTAATGTTAAAGATCCTGTTATTCCGTAGGAGCCTGATAGTTGTTTAGAGTTTGTCCAAAGTGATGAGCTATAGACTAGCAAATCACCGTTGCTCTCTGATAATGTTCTTACGTCGTGTAGTTCTGTTAATTCAAAGCCGTTAACTACATTTACATAAATAATTCCAGTAGTTGCATTGCTAACTACTACAACACCTAATCTAACTTCATGCAATGGAGCATCAGGTGCTACGTTCGTAAACTGACCGCTAGAAGATAAAAATAGCCTATCTCCGACAGTGAACCCGTTTGTGTTTATGTTTGTTATTAGCCCGTTTGTTACAATATAACCGTGTCTATTACCTCCCGATCCCGATATGGTAGTTGCTGCAAACCCTATCGTACCTGCTGATGACGGATCTATCTCCCAACTAGCGGTAGCAACTGTAGGAGTGTTTCCTTGAGCGCCATCTATATAAACCACTCGACCGGCTTGTATGTCTGCTCCAGTATCGTTGTATACTCTAACAACGCTCTGATGTCCAGCATCAATACTAAAATTAGAATTATCAGTGTCAATTTGAAGTGTTTTAGTAGTATCGTCCCAATGTATTCTACCTTCTAAGTGAGGATATCCATCAGTTGTTGTAAAATCTATATAATCAACCGTTGATATGGACCCAGATACTACTAGGTTTCTAGAGTAAGAAGCTGTTTGTGCGTAAGAAGAGCTTACAGCATTTAAAACGTAGGAAGCTGAGGTAGCAGAGTCAGCTAATAAAGACCTATCAGGTACTATTTTAGAAGAAGCTGTGTAATAAAATCTGCCGCTTGCGCTAGCGTAAGTTACCACGTAGTCTTGAGAAACTGATGTTAAATTTGTAAAGTACGCAATGCCATCGGTTTGTAAATTTCCATTTATCTGCACCGGCCCACTCATTGTGGTTGAACCATCAATTGATATGTTGCTTCCTGAGAGATTTGTTAGTAGATACGCTATGTTACCGTCACCCTCCTCGTAGGTTAAAGCTGCGTTTTTTATCGAACTAGCGCCAACGTTAGCGAGCGAAGAGCTGCGGTATATCAATCCCATTTTACGTTCTTTTATGTATAAATATTGATTTGCTCAAACAAAACGTAAGGCTTTAAACCTTTTAAGATATAGAAACCCAAGTACCGTTCCAAATTTTTAACTGAGCGCTAGCACTGTCAAAGTAAGCAGAGCCTGTTACGGGGTTGCTTGGTGTAACAGTAGGAATGATTAATCCGTAAAGGTTACCAACCACAGACAGTCTACCAGAATATGTAGGTATCGTGATATTTGCAACTGCGCCAGTTTCGTATTCGAACGTAACTGTAGTAACGTTACTATCTTCACCAGAATATATGATTCTAGTTGGATGTATTTTAACTGCGTCTAGAGTATCGGTATCGTTAATAGATACAGATGAAACACCAGTATCA